CTCGCCCAAAGCCTTATTTCATAAGGGTTTGGCAGGATTGGCGCGAACTGGCGCTGACCAGCCGCTGCATAAACATACAGCGCCATACAAGCCGAGATTGGAAACGAGCGTTGATCGGCGAGGGTTGTTTTTGGTTAATGGTTTGGTTGATTGGGCGCGCGATTATTTGGATTGCGAACTTATGGAGTGGCAAAAGTATTGTGCCGGTGGGTTTTTGGCGCATGATGAGCATGGCGATCTGTTGCACAGGCAAGCCTTGGTGTCAGTCGCTCGACAAAACGGCAAATCTAAATTGTTGGAAAGCCTTGTTGGTTTTTGGGCAACTGAAATGCCAAAATTGCGGGGCGAGCCACAAACAATCATTACTACGGCACATAAACTTGACTTGGCGATTGAGTTGTTTCACAAAATTGCCCCAATTCTTGAACAGCATTTTGGCGCTATTTTGACTTGGGCGGTTGGCCGTAACGAAGCCAATTTGCCTGACGGTACACGCTGGCTGGTACGCGCCGCTACCCCTACGTCATTTCACGGGTTAACGGCTGACCTAGTTTGCATTGACGAATTGTGGGCGGTAACCCCTGAGGCCGTGTCGGTTGGTTTGTTGCCTACCATGCGTACTCGACGTAGCCCCATGCTATTTATGACGAGCACAAGTGGCGACGAGTCAAGCAAAGAAATGTTGCGTTGGCGTGAACAAGGTTTGCGATCTATTGACGATCACAAAATGTCGTCGCTATATTTTGCCGAATATTCACCCGCTGCAACTACCGACCCAATGACCGTTGACGCTTGGTTGCAAGCCAACCCAGCAATCGGCCACACGCTGACCGTTGACGTGCTACAAGCCGAAGCCGAGCAACCTAACCGCAACGCGTTTTTGCGATCGTCAGTAAATTTGTGGACTGCCAGCGCGCACGGCTGGCTACAGCCGGGAGTTTGGGCAAGCCTTAAAACCGATCTGCCTATGCCTAAAGGCGGTGTTTTGGCTATTGAGCAATCGCAAGACGAAAGCAGATTTGTGGGCGTTCGAGCCGCGTTAAACGCTGACGGCAACATACAAGTTTGTCAACAGTTTGTGACCGACACTTTGTCGGAATGCTGGCAGGCAGTTGACGACGTATGCAAAGACACAACAACTCGATTACTGATAACGCCAGCGTTTGAGATGTCTATGCCGAGCAAATTTGCTCACCGATCGCAAATGGTTGGCAACCGTGAATTAACACGTTGGACACAAGTTTGTCGCACAGCAATAGTAGAAAAACGGGTTAGGCATGACGGGTCAACTTTGTTGGCGCAACATTGCGAACGCGCCGTAGCGGTCAAAAACCAAGGTGCATTGTCTTTGTCGTCAATCCGATCACCCGGCCCGATCGAGTTAGCGCGTTGTCTAGTGTTTGCCGTCAGCACAATTAACAAACCCGCAGTCATTGGCAAACCTATGATCGTTGTCGCTAGTGGCTAGTATCTTGCTGGGCGGCCGTTAGGTTCTTACTTTCTCGGTTGACGCTTGGCGGTCGCCTATACACATTGACGATTTAGTTTGGTGGCATACTTAGCGCATGGGCATTTTTAACCGCACCGTCAACAAGGCCGCAATATCACCGCAGCCAACTAAAGCGGCCGCAGCCGGTAGCGCAAACTACATGACCAACGGCGGTATCGGGTCGCAAATGATCGGTCAGTATTACTCGTACGTTGAGGGCACAGCACGTAACCGTGCAATGAGTGTGCCAACAATTAGTCGAGCGCGCGATTTAATGGCATCAGTTGTCGGTTGCATGAATTTGAAAATGGTGACGGAAATTTGGAACGGCGAAGAAATGGAACAAGTGCCGTTAGCGCCGCGCACTTGGTTGCGACGTATTGACCCAACCGTGCCAAACAATTTTATTATGTCGTGGACATTAGACGACCTATTTTTTTACGGTCGCGCATTTTGGTATATAACAAGTCGCACCGCCGACGGTTACCCAGCGTCGTTTACTCGACTACCAGCCGCAATGATTAACACACTTGATCAGGCTGGGCCAGTTTGGTTTGCACCGTCAAAACAAATTCAATTTCAAGGCGGCGAACTAAACCCCGATGACGTTGTGCAATTTTTGTCGCCAATACAAGGCATCATTTACATGAGCGAAACAGCCGTTGCAACAGCGCTAAAACTTGAGGCGGCACGGTTTCGCAATTCGAGCAGCGCAATTCCGGCGGGCGTCATTAAACAAACTGGAGGCGAACCGTTAAGCGCTCAAGAGTTAGCCGACCTAGCGGCGGCGTTTAACGCGGCGCGCGAAACCAATCAGACAGCCGCACTAAACGAATTTGTGTCGTACACCGAAACAGCGACCAGCCCTGACAAAATGTTGCTAATTGACAGCGCCGAATTTCAGGCTATGGAAATGGCTCGACTATGCAACATACCGCCATACCTTGCAGGCATTTCGGTCGGCTCGTACTCGTACCAGTCAAGTGCCGAAAGCCGTATGGACTTGTGGACATTTGGGGTGCGCGCTTACGCTGATTGCATTGCTGGCACACTTAGCCAAAACAACATTTTGCCTAACGGTACGTTTGTCGTCTTTGACGTAGAGCAATATTTGACTGGCGAATATTCAATGGGCGACGATCGAGATACACAAACCGAAATTACAGAAAGAGTAGTATCACCAACATGATCAAATTGACCCCCACTCAGATCACGGTTGACGCAGCGGCGGCAGAGGGCTTGCCGTCGCGCTCAATCTCAGGCGTAGCAGTCACCTACGACGAAACAGCCACAGTTTTAGACGGTACACAGGTACGGTTTTTGCAAGGGTCGTTGCCAGTCACGGGGCGCGACCCGAAACTTTATATGCAACACGACGCAAATCAGATCGTCGGCAAGGTCGTTGAGCGCGTAGACACACCGCAGGGCATGATGTTTACCGCCAAGATCAGCGCCACTCGACTCGGCGACGAGGCGTTGACGCTGGCAAATGACGGCGTTATTGACGCGGTGTCAGTAGGCGTAACCCCAACAAAATTTAGTTACGACGACAAAGGCGTAATGATCGTTGAGGCCGCCAACTGGTCAGAATTGTCGCTAGTTAGCGAAGGCGCGTTTAGCGGCGCGGTCATCACCGAGGTCGCGGCAAGCGCACCCAACGAACCAGCCGTTGAGGGTATCCACGAAACCGAGCCACAAGTAGAGTTAATATCAGATCAAGAGACAACAAAGGACAACGACATGACCGACAAAAACGAAACACAAGTAGTTGAGGCAGCACAAGAAACCACCGAAAAATTGTGGGCACAGCCAAAACGCAAATTTAATTTGCCAACACCGGGCGAATACATGGCCGCAATGCACATTGGCGGCGAAACATTTCGCAATGTTGCAGCAGCAGCACAAGAATTTGCTAAAGCAAATCAAACAGCATTGCAAGCAGCGGCGGGCGATGTCACCACCGGCGATACATTAGGCCTCCTCCCCGTTCCAGTTTTAGCACCTGTTTTTGCTGACCTTAACTACAATCGACCAGTAGTTGCAGCGATCGGCGCTCGAGCAATGCCAGACGGCGGCAACAGCAAAACATTTATCCGACCAACTTGGACAACACACCCAAGCGTCGCAGCACAATCATCAGAACTAAGCGGCGCGTCGGCAACGACACCTGTGATCGCTTCAAACGTTGTTACAAAAACAACGCTTGCAGGTCAAGTCACTTTGTCGGTGCAAGACATCGACTTTACGTCGCCGGGTGCAATGCAAATCATTTTGCAAGACCTTGTTGGCCAGTATATGTTTGCCAGCGACAACGTTGCAGCCGACGCAATCGTTGCAGGTGTTGCAGCAAACCCGGGCACATGGACAGTTAACGCAACAGACCCGTCGTCGTTGATCAACGCGGTTTATCAGGCCGCATTTAAAATGTTAAACGCAACAAACTTTTTGCCTGATCACATTTTTGTTGCACCGGGCGTTTGGGAATTGTTGGGCGCACAGTTAGACGCAGACAAACGACCAGTATTCCCATACGTAGGGGTGTCGGGTTTAATGGGCGTAAACGCAATGGGCGCAGCAAACATTA